ATGATACTAGCTGATAGCGTATATGAAAAACTTCAAGAGATAAATGGAAATGTAATTAAAACAAATGCAATGCTGAAGGGTAGAATAATTACATAATGTTTGAAAGATTTAAAAGAAAAAGAAATCAAGATGGTACATTCAAGAAGGATGTATGGTGGACACCTTGGTCCGATTCGTGGGAGTATAAGATGAGTAAAGACTTAAAAGATATGCTTGAAAGAACTATATGGACTTTCGTTGAAGCATTCCTTGGAGCTTTAGTTGTTGCGCCCTTGATATCTGTTGATGCAAATACATTAGAGTTAGCTGCATTAGCTGGTGGTGGAGCTGCACTTGCAGTAATCAAGACATACGCAAAGAAAAAAATAAGCTAAGAATCTCTCCATTTATTTGTGTATAATAAACACAACAGGGAGGTTAATATAGTAAATATTCCAGAAGAATGGGGTAATAACTTTTATAAGTCTGGCTGGAAACCAGGTTATGATATCAGTGAAGCAACAGGACATGGTGAACTTACTCATGTAGGTACTGACCCAAACTTTAGAGAAAAGTTTGATGAGATACTACGTGATTGGGGATTCGACCCAGAAAAATATGAGATAGATGGTTCAGTTCGTGCATCATCTTGGAACACACAGTTAAAAGGAGGTACAGTTGAGACCTTCTTTGCATTTAAAGGTGTAGTTAAAAAGAAAAATCCAGGTCAAGATAAATACTTCCAGGCATTATTTAAACAAGCAAAGAAAAGACCACCACTTAAACCTAAAACATTCGGAGGTGATACAGCATTCTGTTTCTTTATGAGTGACTGGCAGCTGGGCAAGAAGGACTATGGAGTTGAGAACACAATCAAAAGATATGACATAGCACTGCAAGATGCAGTGAATAGAATTAAAGAGCTGCGTAAGTCTGGTGTAAAGATAGATGAGATTTACATGATAGGATTAGGTGACCTTACAGAAAATTGTACACCTTACTTCTATGAATCACAACCACACAATGTAGAGTTGAATCTTATTGAGCAGTACGCATTAGCAAGAAGCATGATGATGAAAACTGTTGAGACATTCTTGCCGCATGCTGATAAATTAATTTTGGCAGGCGCTCCAGGAAATCATGGAGAAGCTTCGCGTACAAGTAAAGGTCAAGTTGCTACCAGTAGATTAGATAACACTGACACTATGCACCTTGAGATTTGTCGTGAGATAATGGCAGCTAATCCAGATAGATATAACAAGGTAGAAGTAATAATACCTAAAGGATTTCACCAGGTTATGAGCATAAAAAATATACCCTGTGCTTGGACTCATGGACACATGACAGGTGGCGGCGGGAACGCAGAAGCTAAGATAGAGAACTGGTGGAAAGGTCAGATGTACGGATTCTTACCAGCTAAGGATGCACAGATACTTATTACTGCACACTACCATCACTTCAGAGCAAAGCAGCAGGGTGATAGGACTTGGTTCCAGGCACCTAGCTTAGATAAAAGCTTAGACTTTACAGCACGCAGCGGTCTTTGGTCTCATCCAGGTGTACTAACATTCACTATAAATAAAAAGGGTTGGGATAATTTAAAGATTGTATAAAGAAACCCACACCAGGGCAATAGTGTAGGTCTCTTCTTACTTAGCTACGAAGGTAAGCTAAGTTAAATGTCTCCTCTGTTGCAGTCATAACATGTCTCTGTGTCACCATCTATAGGTTTTATATCTTTACATAGTTTGCAATAGAGTTCAGCAATGTTACCCATCGGACAAATTAAAGTCCTCTTCGGGGTCGTTATGTTTATTAATCATAACTTTAGATACCATATCAAAAAACTCTGATGAGTTTATATCAATGGCTGGTCCATCAAATGGATTGTCTGTATTTTCTTTAGGCATTTTCCTCCTCGTAATTACCAATAGGTTCTTGAAACTTAGGGTCACCATACGCATTGATTAAACCTATTAAGTATCCGCATACTTCATGGGCTACCTCTTGCTCAATAGTATCTGAATTAGTAACCATCAGCATAAGATTTCTAGCAATAGCATGGAACCTGGGATTGTTAACCTCCCACATAGAAGATTCTTTTATAGCATCTTCTATCAACATGTCCAATACCATGACTACTCCTCCTCTTGTGCTGGTTTAATTTTATTTAATGTAATCTCAACAGCAGCCATAATACCTAACAGCTGTATTGATTGGTCCTTCTGAATTATTGAATGCTCTTTAAATACTAGAGAACCTTCTTCAGTTTTCCTTGTTAGTATCTCTTGCAGCAATTCTAAATCAGTCGCATCTTTTAATTGTGGCATATCTTCCTTTCCTTACTTGGACTCTGTGTACGTAAAAAGGTTACTTGGTTGTTCATACATATACATAGCTACTTGTCCATTGTGTTGATGGTCCCACCATTCATGGTCATTACATGGGCGACTATGTATTGTGTGTCCCATCCTTCTTAAGTCTCTTACTCTTTGTGAGTACGTAGGTATAAACATCTTCTGAAATGTAATAGCGCATAACCAATCGCCGCCTACTCTATGTATTGCTTTAAGCTCTTCTAATATTCTGCCAGCTTGCGAGTCTTTGGAAGGTTCCTTGACTCGCTGCTGCCCTAACAGTGTTGGACTAGACATTCTTTAGTTTGTCTATCCAGGTTGAAGCGTCTCCTTGTGTGCCTGTCCCGCTACTAAGGAACTGCTTTGCTTCTGCAGCTACATCATCTTTACCTTTATCAATCGCTTGATTGATTAGTGTCTCAATGAAGTTTACTTGCCCAGCACTAATTGGATTCTGCATCCATGGTCCTTCTGGTATCTCAGCCATAGTCTCTTCTCCTACTACTACCACATCATCTGTGTTAGATTTTTCTATCTCTTGTACATCATCAAGATTTTCAATGATGCGGTTTACAACATCTGAGTTGCCTTCTCTTGTAGCGAACTCATCTTTATACTTCTTTATATAATCAGAAGCAACTGTTATAAATTCTTTTTGGTCCTCTTCTGTGTAGTCAGTCACCTTCTCTGGTGTACCAGTCTTAAGGTTCATTCTTGCAACAGTAAAGTCCCATGTTCTTGTTGCAAAGTTCTTGTCTTTACCACACATATCTAGGATGATGTCACCCATATCATCTTTAGAAGGGGATGTCATTGTCTGTTGTGTTGTATCTTTTTTTTTAGGTGCAGCTGCTGGCTTAGGTACAACTGAATCATCTCCTGTTGCCTTCTCCATCTCTTGTCTGCTTGGTCTCTTAGCTGAACCCTGGAACTTCCAGTTAGCTAATGCTCTACCTATTGCTGATGTCTCGCAGTTCTCTACCCAACTGTTTTTATTAGCACCATTCTGTCCCTTGTACTCCTGGGCTAGTCCAGTGCTTACTGGATTGATGTCCTCTTTATGTTCATACACATACGCATGAACTATTATCATGGTCCCATCATCAGATATTTTAACTGGTTCGGTCCAGACTCTACCTTCGGGGTGTGCTTTATAAAAAGCATCCAGTCTATCTTCTACTTCTAAGTAGTCGTTAAGATTGTAAGCCATTGTTTATACCTTTCTCTTTCGCTATTGTATAGACATGCTTCCTGGATATACCAGCGCTACTGGCAATCACTGAAGCTGTCATCTTGGTTTCATTTCTTTTATTAAAGAGATAAGTTATCATTGTATTTCTTATGCCTGTATCTTCCTTCATCTTGGTAGATAGTTCCATAAGTTCTTTTAACATTAGCTCTTCATAACTTGGTTGACTCATAGTTCAAACACATCTATGAAACATTTAGTGCATAGTTTAGTCTTGGCTACTCTAGGTACCTTGACACCGCATTCACTACAAATACTTCGGTTCTTCTTACCCATCTTGCCTTGTTTGATTTGGTCTTTGATAAACTCTTTGACTGAATTATCGATAGAGATATCTCCACTACCCATGTCAGCAATCAATTTGTTTAGACTGTCATCATCCCATATAGGGTCACTCATAGTTTTCCTTCCTTTAATATTTAGACTCTTTTAATTTTATTTAGTTACACATTAACTGGCTGTTTTACTTGTGCTTTTAGATACATATTGCACAAAGTATTTAAACAAACATGCCTGGCATTTATTATCTGTGTATGTCTGCCGCAGCTGTAACATATACTTGACAACGTAACCTCCTTATACATTCCTTAGTGTATATTATACACAACTTAATTTAATAAGTCTTGTTGTTTTCTAGCATGTCTTAACTCTCTCCAGTTTCCATAGATTGTGTACAATCCTACAAACAAATAGGTAATGTACGCAGTGAACATGGTGAGTATTATAAATCCTTCTACACTTTTCAAAACAATATCCTTTCTATCAACAACGACATCTATTTCGCCTGCTGTTCATTCTTATTTCGTATGTATCTATAACTGGTAAAGGTTCGTTAACTTTTCTGTAGAATGCTTCATCTTCTTCGGTGAATTGCATTCCATTAAAGAAGAGATATCTTTCTTCTTCACCTTCATATCTTGCACTGATAATCCTATCACTGCCATTATAGAAATGTTCTTTAACATCTTTTAGTATCATTTAATGTCCCCATCCTGCTGCGGTCTCATTGTCTGCAACTCCATCCCATAACACAGCGTATCTATATCCATTTATTTTTATGTGTCCATCTTGTGGAATCTTGGTCATCTCTTCTCCATATTCTTTTAATGGATTAGGTCTTACCTTATTTGTACTAAACTCTCCATACTCTACATTTTTTCCTATCTGTTTTATCTTGATAGATGCTTTTAGTTTTTTAGTTACTACATAATAATCAACGTTGGTCTGGTCGTAACCCCAGCTATCAACAAAGATGTCACCCTCTTTGACTGATGCAAAGAACTCTCTCTTCTTGTTGATTCTTGCAGCTGCTCTCTCTATCTTTAGTTCTTGTGCTTGCTTGCACTTAACAAAATAATCTTGGACATATTTTTTGCGCTCTTTCTCATCTCTGAATCTGTAACTCCAGTCTTGTGTTGCTTTCTTACCACTGAACGCAGTTGCAATCATCTTCTCTTTGTGAACAAACACGATTGCTTCTTCATCAGTTAAGTTTGTATAGTGTTGCTCTGCTTTCTCATAATCTTTATGAGTTGACAAGAACTCTTTGTAACTTTGTCCGATTAAGTTATCCATTTAATTTCCTTCCTTCATATTGTTTAGACTTAATAATATTAATTATGGTTACTTGTTTTTTTAACAACTACTACCTTACGTTCTGTTCTCATGCCAGCACTGTATGCTTTCATGTGTATTTGTGCTTCATCGTAGGTGTAACCTCCCTGCAGGCACATCCATAATTGTTGTATGATTTCTTCTTCGGTCATTATTCCTCCTCTTGTTTTGCAGCTGCTCTTGCTTGAACCTTTAGCCATGCAAGGTCCCAGTTTTTTAATCTATCCTTGGTGATACCAGCTACAATTTCCTCTGCAATTTCTTGCATGGTCTCATCATCTGCAAGTATCTTAACTTCGTATGTCTTTAACACTTCATAAGTTAACCTTGTCCAAACTTCTCGGTCTCTTACAATAGGGAGTTTTGGTTGGCTCCCTATTGGCATCGTTACTTTAACTGACACTTACTTCACCCTTCTTGTTAATGAAGAACTTACCAAAGAAATTTCTTGCGGTGTATGGACTTGGTCCAACAAAAGTTATCTCCCCTTGTTCTTCTAGTATCTCTTTAGTAACTGGTCCTTCATACTGTTCGGGTCCAATCAGATTAACTGCTTCAACATAAATAGTATCTAACTTACCAGTTGCAATTAAATCTTTTAATTGCTTCTTACTCTTAGGTCTATCTTCAAAACCTACTTCATCATCAATGATGAATATCCCTTGCGCACTCATTGTTTACCTTCCTTTTTTATCATCACTACTTAGACTCGACCAACTCATTATTGGTTACATCTTTTTTAATTTTATTATCCCCTAATTTCGTAATGTTTTAAGTAGTCTTTTAATATTGTTTGATAATCGTAATCTATATTGAANTTACTGTAATTTGAAATATCATTATCAATTAATATTTCTAGTTTTTCGAATGTTATTATTTCTTTTTTAATTTTATTTACCATCCAGTTCTACTGTTGCAACAGTGTTTCCATTAGTATCTTTTAGTTTGAGAACTTCAAATCCTCCTTCTTCAACTTTGTAAATAAGTTTCGCAGCTTTATCTAGGATGGTTCCTACTTCATAGTGGAAGGCATCCTCGAACGCTGCGTTGTTTGTATCAATTGTAATTTGAATCATTACTCAAACTCCACTCTGTATTTCATAGTATCTGCATCTGCACCTGTTATCTGATACACATCTCTCTTAACTTCATTGCCGAATATATCTACCCAAACAATTTCTTTTTCTTTTTCTTCCATTTGTTTTCCTTCCTTCACGTAACTTAGACTATTTAAATTTGAAATAGGTTACACCTTTTTTTTCTTAGCTTCATCTGCTTTGTGCATCTCCATTAATTTTATCCAGTGCGGCTCGAATGTTGGTTGAAAATAATTCTTCATGTAATCTACATAGCTCTCATACCCTGGGAATCTCTTAGCAAATTCTTTTGGCTTCATGCTCCATTGTTCTTTGGCTAAATCAAAAGGCATGTGAACCATTTCTTTCATGGTCTCTATGTTTAATTCTTTTCTTGTGTATTCTTTGTAAACATAATCACCCTCTGTTACTACGAATGTTTTCTCTACATACTCATCGAATGGCATCCCATCAACAACACCATCAACAGAACCATCGATATATTTAGCGCTGATGCAGTCATCATAAACAGTATTTGTTTTCTTGTTTAATAAGAAGGCATGTCCTCCAAAGTGATTAGCACCCTTGAATATATCTCGCAGTGCATGGACCACGATATAGTCATCATTCTTTTTTGTGTTGATTGCATTCCATGCTGCTGGATAACAGTTACCTGCACCCATTACTTAACCTCGAATATTTTATTACAACAATCCATACACAATTCTTTGTGTATGTCGTTAGTAAATTGGAACAGTGTATCGCAATTAACACAAGTAAAATTGTTACCCATTATTAAACTACCCCCTTAAGTGGATTTGTTGGAATGAAATTCTCAAAACAGTATTCATATATCTGACCACCGCTTATATAATCTTTAACTGTTGTGTGTAACGCTTGGTAAACTGTTTGCCCTTCCTCTAGGAAAATCTCGAATGCTGCTTTGCCCTCTACAATCTCCCCGCTTGACAGTCTGACTGTATCGAATCGACCTTCCCAGTCCTTCTGTATTTCTTGAATCGTTTTCATATTTTGTCCCTTCATATTGTTTAGACCTTCCCGACTTTGAGAAGGTTACATATTCTTTTGGATTTTATTCTTCTGAATCCTTCGACTGTTTGCATTTCAATCATTTTGGTAACGTGCAGCATCTTGCACATTTTTACTGATATCTGCATGGATTCATAAGCGTTAACTACTTCTTGAAGATACATCGCCCTGTTGCTTTTAATATTCCTAATGAATACATTCAGCAAGCAGTTTAAAAGCTCTACTTCTACATAGATAACCTTTATAGATAATCCAGCTTCTGTTGCTTTTTCTATCCTCTTTTGTAATTTTTTTGGTGACTTACCCCTATTATCAAAGATGACATTATCACAATTGTAAGTATCTTTGAATGCTTCAGTATTATTAAAATAAGACTCAAGCATCTTTGCAGCAATCTCGCTGGCTGCTGGGTGCAGCTCCGCGTTGACATCTTTTGATAGTGGTTGGTCCTTGTTTAGTTTCGCCTTTATTTCATCGGGGTCAATCACGAAGGCGTTAGTCCTTGCTGCTTCTTTAGCAACATGGGCAGACTTACCGCTCCCGCTTGCACCTATCATAAAGGTTATATTGTTTGTTTGCTTCATACTGCTTTGACTCTATGCAGTTACAAAAGGTTACAAGTATTTTAAATATTTTTTATCCAGTGTTAGCTAACAATCCTTAGCACTCAGACCCATGCCATACTCATTTAGAAAAATAACTGGGGTACTTTTGGACATACTATATAATAACCAGTGAAACGAGGGTTTTATCTGTAAACCCTAGTAAACATAGGGTCACTAACGCAACATAATAGACGTTATAGGACAAGCAATGGGAATGCCAATTTNNGGGGGTGGTATTCGTATTCGTAACACTACATTTATTTAATGCCAATTAGTTACTATATATAGTGCTACTAGATATGGTGGTACTATATGTTGTGTGTGTCTATTGCTTTTGTAGATAAGGTACACACATTAGGTGAGTTATCACAATAAACAAAGTTATCGTTAATACTCTTTAATGTACGCTTACACTCTTTGCATTTCATTATGTTATTTATTCTACTGGGGGGTCTTTAGGATGTAGCGGGCTATTGTTTTTATATAATTTTTTATAAGCTAGGATGTTTCCTTAGACCTTGGGTATCTCACTTGTCTTTCTAGTTGGTCTTACTGGCTGTAAGGTGAGACTTTCGTACTCCCGATGTCCACTTTACCTGTATCTAATTACTTAGTCCTTGCTGTTTGTGTGTGATAACTTTATCATAGAGGAATCTTAATTACAACTTCTTGATAATATAAAAAACTTTTCCCCTATTAGTAACAGTATGAAAGAAAAACAATGTGTTATTTGTGAGCAAGTAATAACTAATCATTTTAAAGCTGTTTGTTTAGATTGTGCAAACAAGTTTAAAGATAGATACCTTAAATAAAAAACTCTTGTTCTATAGATACAGTATGGACAAAATAAAAACAATATTAAAACAAGTGGAGGAGGTGCAGTTCGCTATTGACAAAAACGTTACTAACGAACAAATGTACACAAAACTCTATACCTTACTAGATGAGGTATGGGATATTCTTCATGATGGCATTTATAACAGCGAATAAAAAAAAGTTTTACTCCAGGGGTTCTTGCTTAGTAGTGTCTGGGTTTCTACCTTTGATTCTGGGGTAGGTTGTAGGTTTATGTTTATGACAGTATTTATATTTATTGTATTGAGATAGTATGGTATTACAAGCAGACTCTACACAGCTTCTATGTTTTTGAAACTGTTTATTCTTTTTTGAATTAGGGTACTTGTTACCATGTATAAAGTCTGCCATAATTCAAGTATAGAGGAGATACAATGCCAAAAAAAGGTTATAGCCCTAAGAAGGGTATGAAAAAAAATAAGAAGAGAAAAACTAAATATTAATGAAAGTATATACAAAAGCAGGTAAGGAGTATAAAGGTTCACACCATAAAATGCCTAATGGACAAGTTCATACAGGTAAAAAACATACTAAAAATAGTAAGCGTTTGTATAAAACTGCAAAAAGATAATGGCTAAGTTTCAAGGAATGACAGTGAAGTTAAATTCACCTAGCGCTATTCGTAAAGGCGAACCTGGCTATGGTCGTAAGAAATCTAAAGTCTTTGTAATGTCTAATGGCAAAGTAAAGAAAGTTATGTTTGGTGACCCTAACATGGCTATAAGAAAAAATAACCCTAAAGCTAAAGCTTCGTTTCGTGCGAGACACAAATGCAGCACAGCTAAGGATAAAACAACTGCAAGATATTGGTCTTGCAAAGCGTGGTAAGGAGAAACAATGGCAGCTAAAAAAGGTTTATATCATAATATAAATAAAAGAAAAAAAGCTGGAACTAGTAGGTCTAAAAAGAAATCTACTATCAGTCCTAAAGCTTACGCAAATATGAAAGCTGGATTTCCTAAAAAGAAAAAGAAGTAATGGCAAATTTAAAAACAGTTGCATGTCCGCACTGTGGAGACAAATTTAAACAACAACATGGCAGACAAAAGTATTGTAAGTTGCAATGTACTAAAGCTGCTAACGCCAGGGAAAGAAATAAAAAGAAAAAAGAAACTACGAAGCTAACAACAAACCCAAACAGTAGAGCTAGTCGTGGAGAACACTACATGTCTTTTGTAGAAAATTATGCAGNAGAAGTACTCGAAGGCATTATTTCACAGAAGTTTGTAGCAGAAGATATGGGTATTGACCAGAGTGTTGTTGCCAGGATGCTGCTTGCATACAGAGAAGATAAAGCAGTACATGAAGCTAGAGAAGATTGGGATGTACCAGAAGAAGCTAAAAAATCTTTACAATCTTTTGAAGAGTTTAGAAACAGATACTTCTTAACAGAGACTGGACAACCTTACGAAACCGCTAAGTTCCATAAGAACTGGATTAAAAATATTTTAAAAGCTATTGATAAAGGTGAACAACTTATGATTCTCTCACCTCCTCGACATGGCAAAACTGATTTACTTACACACTTTGCTGTATGGCAGATATGTAAAGCACCTAACATTAGAATTATGTGGGTAGGTGGTAACGAAGATATATCTAAAAATGCTGTAGGTTCTGTATTGGACCACCTAGAAAATAACGAGCAGCTGATACAAGATTTTTGTGGACCAGGAGAAACCTTTAAACCTAAGAGTAGAACTGGTAAGACTTGGAGTACTGGACAATTTACAGTCAAGACTAGGTCAGTAACTGGTATTAAATCACCGACAATGGTGGCTGTAGGTAAAGGTGGAAAGATTCTATCACGTGACTGTGACTTAATTATTGCTGATGACATTGAGGACCACTCCACAACAATACAACCTAGTTCAAGAGAACAGACTAAACGATGGTGGACTACAACACTATCATCACGTAAAGAGGAACATACAGCTATTGTTGTTATTGGCTCCAGGCAGCACCCAGATGATTTATACAATTCATTAATTGATAATGAGGAATGGCAAAAGATAATTGAATCTGCACACAGTTTAGATATCCCTATAGATTCTGGACCAGATAAAGACCACAAGAAACACATGCTTTGGGCTAGCAAAAGAAGTTACAAATGGCTTATGTCACAAAGAAGGAATGCACAAACGACTGGTGGGTTAGCTATATTTGAAATGGTATATCTTAACCGACCATTCTCTGAAGGGCTGCAAATGTTTAAAGTAGAATCACTTGATAATTCACGTGATGATACAAGAAGTATTGGGCATGTACCCGCTGGATGTAGATTGATAGCGGGACTTGACCCAGCAGCAACTGGATACCAGGCAGCATTCTTATGGGCATTTAATGTAGAAGAAGGCAAACTGTACATGGTAGATATAGAAAATACTAAAGGTGGCGGCATACCCCAAGCATTTAAAACAATTAAAGAATGGTACAAAAAATATCATTGCTCACATTGGATTATTGAAGAAAATGGTTTTCAACGTGCCATACGACAAGATAGAGAATTAAAAGAATGGACTTCATCTAAAGGAATACACCTAGAAGGACATCAGACACAGAAAAATAAATTTGACCCTTACTTTGGTGTTGGTTCTATGAGTGAACTTTTTGATAAGGGTAAAGTAAATTTACCTTATGGTAGTGCAGATTCGCAAAATAAGAGTAATATATATCGTAGGCAGCTTTTGTATTTTTCAAATGCTGCTAGCAAGGCAAGTAGTAGAGGATATAAATCGGATATAGTTATGGCAAGTTGGTTCCCAATTAAAATTGTAAGAAGATTACAAAAAGAATTTGTTGCTGACATGGCTCATGAATATACGCCGAGTTATGGCAATGTTGATATTAGTAATATGAACACAGCACCATGGTAAAAAAATGAACGAACAAACATTAAATGACAAAATAACGCAGCTGCACTTTAATAACCAAGAAGGTTATGCAATGCGTGGTCGTATTCGTTCAATCATGAATGGCGGACCTAATGGAATACTTGCATTATTAGGTGACCAACTAAAAGGTTTTGAAGATTGGCAAGTACCAATGCCTAACTTAATGTCATCTGGTTTAGAACACCTTGCACAGAAAATAGGTAGAATCCCTAACTTAAAAGTAGATATTCCTAATAACAAAGATTCAGAACGTGCAAGAAACAAAGCTGAAAAAATAAGTAGAATCTTAACAGCTTACGATGATGTACAGAGATTAGATTTACAAATGCCACAAGTAGGTAGATGGCTACCTGGTTATGGATTTGCTGTATGGGTCATCAAAGAAAAAAAGGATGCTAATGGTACCCCTTATCCAGTAGCTGAATTAAGAGACCCATACAACTGTTTCCCTGGTTATTTTGGTGCAGACCAACAACCAAAAGATATGTCTATTGTTAGAAGAGTACCTAAATCATCTTTAGCTAATGTTTATCCAGAATACAAAAATGCAATTATGGATGACAAACCAAGAGCAGCAAATGTTGGAGCAGGTTATGGTTCACCATTATCAGATGCTTATGGTGGTTCTTGGGCAAACTCTAATGGAAGTGGAGACTTAGTTGCTGAATATTATAATGAAGAAGGTACCTATGTGTATCATTTATCTTCTGGAACAATCTTAGACTTTATTCCTAATCCACTATCAAGTGGTCCTGCTTTCGTTGTAGCAAAGAAATTTTCTTTCGACCAGCTGCAAGGACAGTACGACCAAATTATAGGTTTAATGGCATCTATGGCAAAGATTAATGTTATGAGCATTATCGCTATGGAAGATGCAGTATTTACAGAAACAAACATAACTGGAGAATTAGAATCTGGACAATACAAAAAAGGTAGATTCGCAGTCAACTACTTCTCTCCAGGAAGTCAAATTTCTAAACCAGCATCTAATATGCCTTATCAATTATTTCAACAAGTAGATAGAATAGAACGACAACTTCGTGTTGGTGCTTCTTATCCTGCTACCGATGATTCACAATCTCCAGTTAGCTTTGCTACTGGTAGAGGACTTGAAGAGTTAGGTGCATCAATGTCTTTAATGATTAGAGAGTATCACACCATTATGGCTGATGCTATAGAACAGACTGATGCCAAAAGACTTGAATGGGATGAAGTTATGTATGGTGGTATGACTAAAGAACTTTCTGGCTATAAAGATAATAAATTCTTTTCAGAAACGTATGAACCAACAAGAGACATACAAAAATCTTATAAAACAAGAAGAGTGTATGGAGCTATGGCTGGTTATGATGAACCACAGAAGATAGTTACAGGGCTGCAACTACTTAGTTCTGGAGTTATTGATACACAAACTTTACAAGAGAACCTAGATGGTTTAGATAACCTTGTAAGAGTTAATGAACGAATAGCTAAAGAAAAAGCAGACAAAGTATTGTTTGAAACTCTAATGACACAAGCTAACCAAGGAAGCGAAAAAGCTTTGATGGCTGTCGTACAAATAAGAAAAAAACCAGAAGATATGCAAAACATATTAGATAAATTTTTTACAGCTCAAGAACCAGAAATTCCGCAAGAAGAGACAGCAATGATTGAGGGTATGGGTCCAGCCACCACTGGTCCCGCACCTTCTATACAACAAGCTTTAGGGATGATGGGTAATGCTTGAGTTATTTGAAGAGATTGTTTGTACACATTTAGCAGAAGTTGATGAAGAGTGTGATGATATAATTTTAGAAGATTACATTAAAAGACAACATATCATGCGCAATATTGCACAACGATATATGCCAACACAATTTATTGTATTAACAGAACCAATATTTTTAGAAGAGTATGAGGAGGATGAAGATGGCGACCAGGATTACTAAAAGAAACGCAGCAATACCTCCTGCATCTCAAAATGTAATTGACCAATCTCGAATGACTTATGGAGAAAAAGGTCCATTAAAAGAATTAAACAATGAAGTAAAGAATTTAAACTTAGGTCAAGAGACACCTACAGCTGCGCCAACTCCAGGACAAAACTTAAGCGGAGCATTACAAAGTAGCGTGTTTTCTCCAACTGACCAACCTTTACGACCAGTAGAAGATGGACTGGACTTTGGTCCAGGAGTAGGTTCACAAGGACCAACAGAATCTACAGAAGAATTAATACAGAAATTTTTTGACTTAACAGGTGACCCTTTATTAGCTAATCTATTAAAAGGGTAACATGGCATACAGTACCTTTGATGCAGCTTCTTTTGCAGATGATTCTGCTACAGAAAGAGCGATACAAAAATCTGTTGCACCAACACAAGCTACACAAGCTATGGCTAACCAAGCTTCAGCTATTATTAAAAGATTCCCAACAATAAGTAAAGGTTCTTTAGTAGGTGCAGTCAAGTTAGGTATTAGTGATAATGACCCTAGATTGGGACAAATAGTTTTAAAAGAAGCTTTAAACAAAGAAGAAAATGGTTACGCTAAATTAAAAAAAGCTATTGGTGTTAAAGCAAAATCTGGAAGTCGTGGTTTATTCTTAGGATTTCAAAACTTATGGGAAGCTGGAGCTGCTAGAGGAGTTAGGTATTTAGAAGGCAGACAACAAGGTATGACTCACGATGAAGCTAAAGGTAAATCTAAATCTTCGTTACTAGATATGAAAGCACAAGCTGAAGCAGCAGGTAAAGAAGTTGACTTAGGTACAGGGTGGTTTCTAGGTAGTACTGACCCAACACAAACAGATGAATACAAAAATATGTTAGCATCTGGTGTTGACCCATTAGTAGCTAGAGAGTTTGTACTAGACAATGTTTTAGGTGTACAGATTTATGAACAACAAAAGAAAAAAGCGGAAGAAGCAATACAGTTTACTGGAGAGAGAGCAGAAAGATTTGAAGAAGCTGGACTTGACCCTACAGTAACTATTGGTCGTTATTTATTTAAACCAATAGATGAAATTATAGAACCAGGAACAGCTGCATACAACAACATAACTGGTGCTTTAGACATACTTGCACAAATCTTTTTAGACCCAGTAGGTCTTGCAACAATGGGAATAGGTAAAGCAAGAGCTGGTGCAAAAACATTTCAAGCTGCTAGTTATAATCTTAAGACAGGTGAACAAACATTAGAAAACTTAAGTAATGCGGGTAAGTTATTTGAAAACACAGGATTACTCCAAGGAACACGTAAAACTATTTTTGGACCAACATCCCAAGAATTTCTTGCTGGTAAAAGTGGTGTAAGATTTAAACAGTTTTTATGGGAAAATAATACATCAGATATTATTGCAGCATCTAAAAATAATATTGATGACTATGAGTTCTATGTAGCTTTAGATAAATTTAAAGCAAAAAATAAAGGTAAATCATTTGATGAGATAGATGATGCGCTTACTACTGAATTAGTTAATGAGAAATTATTAGTAAAGGCAACATTAAACAACGTTCCTACAGTTAAAAGAAAAGGTAATTTTTTAACAAAAAGAATGGAAAGAACTTATGGAACAAGACTTGTTACAGAAAATAAAAATGATAGTTTAGTTTCACTAAATAGATTTATACGTTTAGCTACATCAAGTATGGATAAAGATAAAGCTGCTACAACTACAAATAAATTTATGAAAGATTCTATGAAAGCACTTAGTGCTGCAGATGCACCTTCACAAACAGCAATAGTTGTTACTAACTTTATAGAGAGAAATTTTAAACCAGCTGTTATACGTGGACTAGCAGGAGTAGATAAAGATACTACTGTTAAAGCAGCTACAGCAAAGTTAACTGATTGGCAAAAGACATTAGTTGATGAAGGATTAAGTGTCCAGGCAAGGTTTATTGGAACTGCTAAGAAAAACAAAGATACAGTAAAAAGTTACACAATAGATTCATCTGGTGGAGATTTACCAATAACTAATGTATTAAGACAATTACAAGGTGGTAAATTAGATGGTGTTAAAGAGTTACTAGACCCAGTAGTTGCATCACAGTTAGCAGATGAAATATTTTTACCAGACCCCAAAGCTTTAATACGTTCTGCTAAAGCATTAGATGAGACACTAGGAAAAGTAGGAACTAAATTACTAGCTTCTGGGAATGTAGAATCAACAAGAAGGTTTATGGATTGGTATTATGGTGCCTTATTCAAACCATTAGTTCTATTACGACCAGCATGGACAATAAGAGTTATAGCAGAAGAACAATTAAGAATGTTATCTTCTGGTGTTACGAATGTTATTACACATCCAGCACAAATGATTGCTAGACCTTTTGGTAAAGAAAAAGAATCGAGCAAGATGTTATTAGGTTCTTTTGAAGATAACGCACAATTTATTGATGTAACTTTAAATGGTGCAGGTATAACTTCTGCTTCTAGGAGAACAGGTGGAACAGGTAGATTTACTACAGTATCAAGACAAGAGAATAGAAGAGCTTGGGGAGAAGCATCATTTAGAAACTTTATGCAACATAAATTTGACCCATTGTCTAGGAGACTTGCTGCAATACAATTAGAACCAAATACTGCTGCTAGAAAAGCTCAGCTAAATAAATTAATTAAAGAAACACAAACACAAGGTAACCCATTAAATAAACATATTAGAAAAGTTACAGGTGCAGAAGGACATGCTTTTAGAGGAGCTGGCTTTAATGGTGCGCCAGGTAAAGCTAAAGCTGAAGAGTTCATTCACTATGCTAATGCTTCAGTAGCACAAGTTACTGGTGGAATTGTAGAGACAAGCACTAAAGGTAGTACAGCAAGACTTGCTAGAAACTGGATAGATGAGAATGGTAAAGAAGATTTACTTAAAGCTTTGTCAGATGAAGCAATGGATGCTGCAGAGTTAGTAGGGTTAGAAAATATAGACATGGGTAAATACTGGGCTGGTCAACTTAGTGATGTTGAATACACCTCTATAACTACACAGTTAAGAAAAAACCAAGAGAAGATGAAGAAAGATTTCGTTAAGAAGTTTGAAAAAGTATTACCAGAACAAGCACGTGGAGAGTTAAAGAATGCAATGACATCACAAACTAGAAGGTTAGATGACTTTGTAGATGAATCTTTTAATTTCTTTATGACTATTCCTACTAAGACAATGTCAAGAGCGCCAACCTTTAAGTTTCATTACTGGGACAAAGTAGGAGACTTTGCACAACATGCTAATGGAGCAACACTTAAGAAGTTAGTACAACAAGCTAAAGAAGCTGGACTAGCTACAGGAAGTAAGAATGAAAAAGCTGTACTTAAAAAATTAGAAAGTTACCAAGGAGTTAAAGGTGGCATAAACAAAGTAGAGATTATAGATAAAATAGGTGCATCACATGCGCTTAGTGAAACTAAAAAACTTCTTTATGATGTCTCTACTAGAACTAGATTAGGTAATGCAACTAGAGGAATATTTCCATTCGGTGAAGCATACGTAGAAATTTTTAGTACTTGGAGCAGATTACTTGTAGAAAACCAAGGCAGACCTATACGTAGAGCGCAGCAGTTTGTACAGTCAGCACAAAAACCTAACCCAGTGTTTGATGATTCTGGACAAAAAGGATTCTTTTATAAAGACCCAAACACTAATGAAGAGTTGTTTGGTTATCCAGGAGAAGGATTATTACAAAAGTGGATGTTTAAAGACTTAACAGAGAATGGTGTACAAGTTAACCTACCAGTCTTTGCTGGTTCTTTAAACATAGCAGGTAACTTAATACCAGGTTTTGGTCCAACTATTACAGTGCCAGCTGCATTTATTAATCGTAAATTTAATGTACTAAGACCAGGTAAAATAGAAGAGAAAATATTGTTTGGAGACTTTGCACCACCTCGTACAGAAACTGCTACTGAAATAATTACTTCATTAGTACCAGCACCATCTTGGTTAAAAAAAATACTTACTGCTTATGGTATAGGTGGAGCAGAATCTAAACGTATGTTTTCTAATACAACCATAGATGTGTATAAAGCTTTAGTGTATGCTGGAAAAATTGATGATAGTTCTCCAGAAGGAGCTAATGAAGGCATGGAGTTAGCAGGAGATTATGCTAGAGATATATTTATTATTAGAGGTATCTCCCAAGCTATTGGACCATCTGGTTCTGTAAGTCCTAAGTATGAGATATCTGATAAGACAGGACAACTATTTTTATTTGAAACATTAGCAGAAGAGTATAGAAATATATCCAATGCTTCACCAGATAGTTCTACAGCAGTTAAAACATTCGTAGANAGATTTGGATTTAACCCAATTACATTAGCTACCAGTAGAACAGAGACTATAAAGAAAAGACCAGTCACAGCTGATGGTGCTACATGGGAAAGAAATAACCCAGAACTTGTAGAGAAATTTGATTTAACTTACGCATTCTTAATAGATGAAACTAATTCAGAGTTTATGTATGAACAATATTGGAATCAGATTATTGGTGGAGATAGAGTTCCCAGAACTATAGAACAATGGCAACAAGCTAAGAATATTCTATTAGGTAGCGTTGAGTATGAAAACTTTGTTAAAGAGAATGGATTGTTAGTAAGAAACGATAAGGTTTCTGTACAAGCTAAAAGAAATAAGAAAGCAGAAATAGCTAGTAAGTACCCAGGTTATGGAAGAAGCATAGACTATTCACAAACAAAACCAGAGATGGATGATTTGATTGATGAATTGTACACATGGTTCGACCCACTTACCTATCAACTAGATAGTACATTAACAACTAACCCAGCAGCATTAGGTTTAGTCGAGTATGTAAAGACTAGAGATGCAGTAATCGCACAAACAAAAGAATTAAATTCTACCTATACTGATACTTCCTTTAGAAGTTCAAACAAATTAGTACCATTTAGAAGCTTGTTAAGAAACAAGATGCAAGGTATATTGGTTAAGTACCCAGAGTTTGGACCTTTAGCAAAAGAAATCTTTCAAAGAGAACTACGAGAAGCAGATGAAGATATAGAATTAATAAGAGGATTAAATGACAGTTGATGAATTTTTACAAAGAATAGAAA